TTGAGCGTCACCCTCTTGACGAACATGAATGTTGAGCGGAGAGCGGTAATCTTGAGGTAAATCAAGCAAGTCAAAAATCTCTGCGTGCTGTTCTAGGTCAGTAATGCTGTTGTTGATGCATTCTGGATTGTCAGATGACAGTGTGATGTATTCGCTAGGATGAGCAGAGATGCGAATAGGATTAGCAGCTAGCAACTGCTTGATTGACTCGCACACAGCTTTGATGGCTGCAAAGTTGGGCAAGTCTGCAATCTTCATGCGCAAATCCTTGTGAGTAAGAATTGGAGCAAGTGATGACGATAGACGATAGCCTTGAATATTATTGAGTTGGCAAAACCGAATAGTATTGAGCGTCATTTTGAAATTGTGCAAAATGCGCTGCGAGAGTTCTTGCATCGCAGAGTCAAATGGTTGTTTGACAAACTGCGTGTAAGTCATTGAGCGGAAGGTCTGGCCGTTATCGGACAGGGTTTTGGAGATGCAGCAAAGGGCTAGGTTCATGCAAATAGTTTAATCTCTAAATAGGGTTTGTCAAGTGTTAATAAGCATATTTGACTCCATCAATGCTCTTGATGTCTTTCTTGAGTCTCTTTAGAACTCTATGCTTTGCTAAATAAATATTATTCATGTTTGTTTTGTATTTAGCGGCGATCTCTTCTTGAGACATGTTTTGGATAAAAAAATCATAAAAAATATGATACTCTTTTGATTTTTTGTTTCCTTTAAAGTTTTTAACAGCTTGTTTAATGATTTCTCTTTGATGAGCAATTTTATATTTTTCGTCAATGGATGGAGAGTTATCTGCTTGACACTCCATTAAAAAATCATCTCCAGAAGTAATAAGGTTTGATCTGATTTTGTTTTTGCGAACAATATCAATAATTCGCCACTTAGCAAACTTTGTTACCCAAGCATGAAAAGCTCCCTTTTCTGACGTGAATTTTTGATCACGGAATTGTTTTGCCATTGAAATCAAAACATCTTGAACAACATCCTCAGCATCTTGAGAAGGTAGTTTGCAACTGATTGCCATATTTTTTAAATATGGGTAATAGTTTTTATAAAAAGCATTCCATGCTTCTGTATTTTCCCAATTTGTAAGGTCTTGTTCGTTAATGTTTTCCATAAATTAAAAAGGAGCTTCGTCGTTATCCATCTCAACATAAGGCTGAGAATCTTTATTGTCAAGAGCATCTTCAATGCTTCTGATAATAGCATCCAAAACTAAATATTCCGAATGTCCCGTTTCAGAATAAAGAAACATTCTGCTTTCGTATTTTAAATTATCTAATAATTTATTGAAGTCCATATTATTCTACAGAGCACTTTGGAACAAAACCTCCAGTTTTTCGAGCGGTTGGATCAATCTCACCACTTTCTTTCCAGCTTTCTTCCCAATCCCAACAAGTGTTATAATATTCTTTTAAGTTTGGTTCAAAGATTTTGCGAATTTCTTCGACGCTTTCTTCGCTTAATCCATAAGTGCTGTCGAAATCAAAGTATCTAAGATATTCCATGAACTCTTCTTCGGTTTCGCCCTTAAAAGGATAATCTTCGTTATTTTTAAAATCATCCGTATCAATTTGTGCGATTTCGCTTTGATAATATGCAGTTGCTTTTGTGCATTTTCTAATGTTTAATTTCATAAATTAATGTCCAAATGCTTCAATAGTATATTTGAAAGGATTACCTTCGATGTTCTTTACAAGATCAAGCATAGCAGCAGCAATGTCTCGAATTTCCTTCTGTGCATCTGGCTTGTTACGCAATGCCAAGAAGTGATGAAAGCTGCGAAAATTGAACATCACGTCAGCCTGAATCTGACTGTTGTATGTTTTGAAGAAGCGAGCACTTTCTTTGGCACGTTTGCGTCCAAGAACAGGTTCAAGGTCTTTGAGGCAAGCATGGTAAAGCCGATTTCCGAAATCAGTATATTGCTCTAAAATATCAACCCACTTACCATCAGCATGTCCTGTGTCGTCCATCCACACAGTATTTGAATATTTTATGCTGCTCCAATCATCAGGAATGTAGTATTTGTCTTCCTTCAACTCTTTATACCGAGCGCTCTCACCATTGATTGCAACACCAATGCGATGCTTGAGTAAATGAATATGGCTTGCAATGTCGCAATCCACAAGAAAATGAAGAGAAGATTTTTCAAAAGGTGTATGATGTCCTGCATCTGCTAGCATTTTTAATAGTTTAGGAATACGTTCGCGCTTTTCCTCTGTAATGTCTCGACTTGTGCTTGTCCAAGCAGAACAAGCGTGAACTTCATCGTTTCCGTAAAATCCGATTAATTCTACCTTATTAGTGTTAGTTGCGCTCATGGTTGAGGGATAAATCGTGCGATTTTTTGCTCTAGTTGTTCTAGTGTTTTTTCTGAATGCCAAATCTCTACAACATTGCCAGAAACATATTCTCCATTTGTTGTTTTAATCACTGTATTTGGTGGTAGAAATAAAGCTTCTGGCTGCTGTAGCCTTCGTTGAGAAACTGATTTTTCATTAGTGCCGCAGCAAGATGCCATGAACACTGTTAAAAGTAAGATTTTTTTCATAGATCGTTTTGCTTAAGGAATAGATTTAATTTTTCTTTTTCTTCGATAATTTCATCCATGAGTCTCTTTGCTTGAGCTTGTTCATCGGATTTGGCGATTAAACGCAGTTCTTCTCTTTTTTCATTGAGCTTCTTAACTCTAGAAGAATGCTTTTCTAAAATATCGTAAAGATAAGATTTATTCTTGAGCTTGAGGAATTGCACCCCAAGCTCAAGTAGCAATTTGATTGTTGCTAATAAAGGCATTTTTTACTTCTTAGAAGATTCAAAAACGACTGTTTCCTCCTTGTCAATACCAGCTTCACAAACATATCCTCCGACATGTCTTGCACAGTCAAGTGCCCAAGAATAAGCATCTTGAAAACACATATCGTAAGAAGCTTGATGATCACCCTTGTGATTGTAAACGCTATACCAACTAACACCAGATTTACCTTTTGTTTTCATATTTAACGAGTTTTTAATGTGTATTTTGAGAGACTTTAATCAGAGTTTCGTGAATTAAATGCCGAGTTTCGCGGTCAACTACTCGACCATCAACTTGAGGAAGTTCATTGATAACTTCATCAAAGTCAAGTCCGAAAGCGGAACACAGTGATTTTACTTTACGAAAGACTCCAATTTCCTTGTATTTAAGGACTGCCCAGCACAAATCAATTTGCTCTGGGGTTGCTTCTTCAATTGCATTTGCAAGCTTCTTGCTCATGTATATATTTGTTATTTATTTAGGATTTATTTACTCTTTACTTTAACATTACTGCGATATTTGTCAAGACATTTTTTTTCTCAACAAGCGCTTTATCTTTCCACTGCTGAAGATAATCCTGATAAAAAGGAGTATTTTCAGTTTTCTGAACTAATTCCTCTTCGGAATCAACAAAGAAATGATTAGGAACATTATAACCAGACAATTTGACGGTATTTTTACAGTTACCATCAAAAAGAGGAAGTACATTATAATTGAGAGACTCGTAAAATCTGTTAGCCAAACAATTATAGTTGTCATGGTTGATTTCATCTTCAATATACAAAGATGTTTTGAAATCAAGTAAACCATCTTTTGACCAATTGATTCGATCAATAAAAGGGCCATGAACATTAATGGTAGAAAACTTTTCCCTATTCTTTTGGTGAGTGGACACTGTAACATAGCCTTTTAGATATTTTTGAAACGACAAGGCTCGATCTTTGCGGAAAGACCCGTAATAAACGCAACCTTTCTTTTCTTTTGTTGATGAGATGGGATCAAATACTAAACTATTTAAATTAACAAAATTCCATTTATCCACATACTTTTCAACAATTTTAGAGATGTCTGCGCTGTGATTAGCAATTACTTGATAGCGGCGACCAGCTTTCGCGGCCATCCATAGGATGCGCGGTTCACCAAGATTATACTCATTAGTGATATGAAAGAGTTCAGCGTTTGGACTCTCTTCTAGCCATTTGTAATCCACATACGAATAGTGGCTAGCATGATTAAAAATAATGCGGTCGTATCCGCTTTTAATTTCTTCATTCACTGAAGGGTAGCTCCAGATTAAATCAACCTCATGACCCAAAGTTATCAGGTGGTCTTTGATTTGTTTGGCATTAAGCCAGTGCAAGTTCTGCGGTTCTTTTAAGGAACCCTTGTGAGAATCAATAATTAAAAACTTCATTGAGGCGAAAATTCAAAAGCTAGTCTGCCCATTTCATTTTCAATAGAGGCATAACCTTCGAAAATAATTTTATCACTAATAACCCAAGTCTTGTAGATGTCAATTGGAATTTTGCCGTTCTCAGGTAAAACAAGCAAATGAGTATTGTTTTCTCCAACGTGATCTAGGAAACAGTTTTCAAAAGTTTTTTCCATCCAACCCAAGTGAGATTGGTTATTTGCGCCAATTATTTTAATAGAGCCAGTCATGTTTAATATTTATATTCGAATAAATTAAAGTCTTTTTCAAAGATTTTTTCAGTTATTTTGCGTGATTGAAAGTCGAAATAGTCGTGATAGTGACTGCGCTCAGTAGAGTTTTCTCTTGGGAGTTCAGAATTAACATGCTTAATATTGCACTGTTTGAGCATATTGTCAAAGTCTTTTTGTAAATTTTCGAACTTAAGAATAAAATTTGGTTTAAATACTCCTTCTAGCCAATCAGCTTGAGGATGAATTGCGATAAAAGTTTTATCTTGTTCTGCATATTTGTCAAGCAAGATTTCACAAAACTCCTTAAAAGTAAATTCTTCACTCATTGAGTAAAGCTTTGCTAAGTTATTCTTTTTAGCAAAATGATACATTGAAACCATGCGGTCATACGGGTTTCGCACAATCGCAAACGAAGCGTAATTCTTCACCATGTTTCCAAGAATGCTGTGAATTTCGTTTGGCTTTGCATGAGTTGGCGAAAACCAACCCCTGTAAGTCTTGTCTTTGAGTAGTCGCTCAAAAGATTTCTCATGTTTTTTAATTAGGTTTATATTTCCTAAGTGATTAAAAACAGAAGTGCTAGCGTTTTTAGGAATCCTGATGAATATCAAGCTCCAAATCCATTTGCTATTGCATGTTGAAATATCTAGCATTTTGGCCAAACTTTAAATTTTAAATTGTCAAAAATATCTGAAAATTTAATAATTGAAATTTCATCTTTGCGACCTTGCCTCTGATATATTTTATAAAGAGCTTCTTTAGAAGAGGTAACTCTAGAGTTTTGATCTACTTTTTCCATGCAGAGTTTCCATAAAGCTCTTCTATTCACTATAATAAAATCGTTTTCGCGTTCGAAAGCAATGTATTCTGCCGCTCCAACGAGCCAGCCGCCATTGCCAGCAACATTTAAAAATTCAACCCAAATTAAATCATCGTTTGTTTCGGCGTCGGTTCTTTTAATTTTTTTCCTTGCTTTAATATCTAAAGACCGTGTTTCATAATTTTCTTTGGTTAAGAAAACATCTATATGAACTAATTGCTGCTTTCGATCTGCTTTGATAGCTTTCCAGCCTTGTTTTTCAGCAATCGAAATAAAAAGATTTTCTGCATTGTAGCCATTTTCAGAACATTGGCCAGAAAAATCAAATTTATTACGGTATTTCATAAAGCGCGACGTTTTTATCAAAAACTTGAAAATTAAAAATTCTTACTATTGTGTTAATATATTTGTCTTTTTTTCGTTCGCGATTTACGTTACCCACTATATATAGTACTCTGTATTTTTCTTTTAGCAACTGAAAAATATCATGAGCCGCTCTTTTTAATTCAAAGAGATTGTCGCAATCAGTAGCGGCAAAAACAAATTCGCAAGCATTTAATTTTGCCAAGTGCGCTGTTTGCACTGAGTAAGATTGCGTTTTCCTTTCCAAGTCAAAAGCTATAAAACCAATTATTTTAGACTTTTTACGCGCATAAATTATTTTTGTGTTTTCAGTCAAGTAGCCAAAATAGCTTTCTATTTTTTCATTAAGATTGGAGAGAGTCTTGGTCTTGAAAGATAAAGGTGTCGATTTATCAAAAAACGTCTTGTATAAGGTGTACAATTCTTCTTTAACACACTCTTCTCCTAAAAATTCGTGTAATTTATAGTTACATTCTTTATTATTTATAGCCATGCCGATTAACGATAAAATTTCAAAAGACTTGATTGATCTTGAGCCAACGGCAATTTTAGAATTTTACCGATTGTACTACGATACGGTTAATGAACCAGATTCTTACTTTCCTTTTCATCCTTGCTCTAATGGCATTGAAACATCAATTGTTTTAAATACTGTTGGTTATATGCCAATGGCTGTAGAGGTGGAAGATTTCGAATCAAATATTTTTAATCGTATTTCTCGCCCTAAAATTAGGATTTCAAATCAAAATTACACTATTAGTCAAGTTCTTCGTCGAAAAAATGATTTCAAGAATGCTAAAATTGAAAGAATTAAAATCTTCTTAAAATACATTGATGATGTTAATTTTGATGGCGGCATTAATCCATTTGGGGTTTCTGACCCAACGGCTGAAATTTCCAAAGACTCTTATATTATTTCTCAAAAACTACAAGAAAATAAAAGCCTTGTAGAGTTTGAATTAACTGCTCCATTTGATTTGGAAAACTTTTCTGTGCCAGCCCGATTAGTACTGGGCCGATATTGCTACTGGCAATACAGGGGTTTGGGATGCAATTATTTTGGTCGTCCAGTTTGTCAAGAAGACGATTCTAATTTCACTTATATTCCTAGTGGAGACTTTAATTTTCAAACCACAGATAATGAGTGGGTTTACGGCAGAAGCTACAATGTGGGAGAAATTATTTACGCAACCACTGATAAAGACCCGTTCAGAACGTGGTATGTCTGCACTAGAGCACATGTTGCTAGTGAAAATACTTTTCCAGGATTGGACGACGCGCCTTGGCAAAAAGATGGTTGCTCAAAAGTAATTGGAGCTTGTCGTAAAAGATTTTCATCTCAAACAATCACTTATAATGGCCTTAATAGCGATGGCGTTTCCTCTGGTTCCTACACCGTGAACAATACTGTGCCATCAGCTTTAACTGCATCCTCATCTGGTTCATACTTGCCCTTTGGAGGTTTCCCAGCTACAGATAAATATCAATATGGACAATCCTTCCGTCAAAGATAAAAGTCTTCAAAATATTCTTAATTTTTTAAAAGAGCACTCTAGTAAATATTTTAATATTGAATGCTGTGCTTTTGTAGGAAAAAATAAAAATAACTACATTGCAGAATTTGTACCTAATCGCTCTCCTGAGCCAAATTTATTTTTCTGCATTGATCCTGTGGAATATTTGAGATTTCGAAATGAAAATGAAATGATTTGTTTATTTCATTCTCATCCCAGCTCAGATGAAAAATTTTCAGAACAAGACGAAAATAATTCAGAAGCCACTTGTTTGCCATTTCTTGTTTACTCTTTGCCCTCTGATAAATTTTCACTTTACGAGCCAAAAATTAATGAATCAAATGTAAATATACTGAAGAAGGTAAAAGGTTTAATATGATTCAAGTTCATTTACATGGTATTCTAGGTAATAAGTACGGCAAAATTCATAAATTTGCTGCGAAATCTCCTAAAGATATATTGAATGCTTTAGAAGCTAACTATTCTGAATTCCGCAAGGATTTGAGAGAATTAGCTTTAAAAAATATACATTACACTTGCGTAATAGATGGCAAATGGCTTAAAAATGGAAAATTTTGCAATGAAAAGATTGAAAAATTAGATTTTGTTCCTATGATTTTGGGAAGCGGACCTACTGGATTTATTATAGCGGGTCTTGTTGTTTCTCTTGCCTCTGCTGTGTATTCTTACGTTCAAGCTGGCAAAATGGAATTTCCTGAAGTCCCTGGGGCCACGGGAACTTCCACAGCTTCAAATCGCTCTCTTGCATTCTCTAATAGAGAAAATATTATTGAACAAGGCAATCCAGTGCCATTAGTGTATGGTAGAATGAAAGTGGGTTCTTTCGTGATCCAAAGTTCTATTAAAACCTTTCCTCTTTCGCTCACTCTTACTGACGAGTTTGTTAATACAACTTCCAAAAAATCAAACAATCAAACTGCTGTTATTGATGGTTCTAATTCTGAATTAACTAGCGTAACCCAAAATTTCACTTTAGACCCATCTCGCAAATAATATGAATCACTTTATTCGTAAAAATTTAGGTATTTTAGGTGGAGCAGGTGGTGGGCCTAAACCGCCAAAAGCGCCGCCGCCACCATATTTAAAACCC